GTTTGGAGATTTTGCCCACTTTTATAGACAGTCCCCATCCCGTTCGGTTTGATAAGCACCTATCAATTCCAATTGGTCAATACTATACGCATCTGCTGCTGGTGTTGGCTCCAATGTACTCAAAGTTGCATAGTGTTGTGTGTGTAAGGTTAAGTTATTCTTTGTTGTCATTGTGATATTTGTTCATGCTTGTTTCCTATTACTTATCTCCTTAGCTGTTTTCTTCTTGTGGCATCTACTGCATAAGCATTGAAGGTTATCAATGTCTGTATAGCTGCCACCTTCTGACACTGGTTGAATGTGGTCAATCTCGGGCGGCTTCTTGGTTATGTGAATTGCTACCTTGCAGGATTGGCAAATGTTTAAGTCACGTCTTATCACTACCTCTCTAATTCTTTTCCACGCGGCACTTTGTAAGAATCGAGCATGATCAGATTGTGTTACGTTTCGGAATGATTCGTTAGGTTTACTTTTATTCCAGAATGGTCTAAGTGTTTTCACTAATTACGATTAACCCTCCCATTCAATTAATCGAGTTTCGATAGTTTCAATTCCTTTTGCCTTCATAAATTTAATGTACTTTTCTGATTCTACTTCAATTAAATGATAAGTTATGTTTCCATTGTCATACAGATTAACCCATGCTTGGAACTTTTCCATGTTTTTATTGTTTGGTATTAAATTTATTTAATCTTTTCAATTGTTCACGATAAAGTTTCATCCCCTCTATCACCCATTGTCTTTTAGAATCATTGTAAAGGATATAATCTTTAGCTAAAGATTCTATATCATTGTCAGATAGTATAAGTATTTCTATTGGGGTTAATTTAGTCATAGACAATTGAACATTTATTTCTAAATTATGAAATGACCTTAACATTGATAATATATCTTCTTCTGTATATAATTTCATAGATTTTAAATTTAGTGACTATTTACTTTACTTAATCTTTTCAATTGCCTTCAAAATTGCCTTCTCTGCTATCTCTCGTGCATTGTCTCGGCCTAATTTGTCAACGTGGCCAGACTTTGGATAAATGCAGAATTGAATTATTCTTTCTTCAGGGGGTTTAGTTTGCCCCCCTCTTTTGCGTATTGTCATGTTTTATATTATAATTAAACCGCTGCAATAATCTAATAAATTTCCATTATCATCAACCTCAAATATAGATACTGAACTATTTTTATTTAATTTAGCTTCATCAATAGCGAGTTGCAATGCTTTTTCAGGTGTTTCAGCTTGAAGTGTATAAGCTGAATTCATGTAATTCTGATTTAAATTTACTTCAAAAAATCTTAATTCGTTTGTCATTGTTTCGTTGTTTGGTGATACAAATGTAATAAAAGTTTTGATTCTTTTCGTTTATTTTATTTGAATATTTGCAACTTGCTATAAATCAGGGCTTTAAAATTCATTCAACTCTTTTAATCTTTTATTTTCGGCTGCTAATTCGATAAGTAAGTTTTCAACTTCATCAAGTCTGACTTGCAGCCTTAGATTCTTTTGCTCGTAAATTACTTGAATACCCATTGATTGAGTTGCTAAGTTGTAGCATTCGTATAACTTACCCAATTTTGCCCGCTTTTCTTGCCTTAGTGAGTCTTTTGCTATTAATTCAATACTTTGTTCAGCTTCGATAATAAAAGCGCTTAAAATGGCGTTTAATTGAAATATAGGGCTTTCTTGCTTTTTACTTAGATACGGTCTTAATGTCGAGATGAACTCAAACCACTTTTGATTCTCTGCTATTTCGGTTAGTTCTTTCATTTAAAATGGTGCTTGTTCTATTGGTTTAATATCATTGTTTGTTTGCTCTTTTACTTCGGTTATTCCGTTAAATGGTGTTGGCAAATAAAGCCTTTCACCTCTGTTTTCATAGTAGCAGTTTTGCCATACATCAAAGCTAAGTTTGCAGATTCCTTTTTTACCCTCCGCTCTTTTCTTCAATTTCTTGATGTGAATTTCTGCTACATTCGACTGCCTCCAACCCTCTGCGTGTTCTTCGTATTCTCGGTGTATTAATAGCATATTCATAGCTTTTGCATACCAAGCATAACCTCCGTCTATTTCATCAACTCTTGCAGGTTTTGGGAATTCATCACCTTTTACAATTTGCGGATTTCTTGCGTGTGCAATTACGAACCCATGATAATTGAATTTCTTTGCGTGTCGATTCCATTTTACTAAGTTTCTTTTTAGGTATTCGCTTATCATGTTACTTTCTGCATGGTCTAAATCGTTCCAATTGTCGGCACTCGATGAAAATATGTCGTAATCTTTTATAGCTTCCTCAGTCAATTCTAACCATGAATCTAAGTTAAACTCCTTTTCGTCAAGTTCTACAACCTTAAACATATCTTTAACGTAAGGAATAACATTATAAAGTTCCTTTTCGGTAATCTTGTAATTTAATGAATAGCTTAAAAAGCTTTTACCTGTTAGGCATGAAATTATTTCCATGTAAATTTCGTCAACGTCACCTGTTTCAGGCGAATAGATTAAGGCTTTTTTATTGTGTTTAGTAGCTAATCCGCAAAGTATTTGAATAAGTAGTTGAGATTTACCGTCTGTTGGTCGACCGTAAATTATTGAAGTTCTTTTTTCTTTGAATGAAATTAACTCGTCTAATGCAGGGAAACCAATTTTAAATCCTGCTTGTTGTCCGTTTTTTTGATTCCAAAATATCTTATCTTGAATCTTAGAATCTAATTCAATTATTTTAGCCATTACCAGATAATTACTTTTTGCTGAGGTTTATCAATAACAATATTATTCTTTACGTCTTTAGTTTCCCAAGTTTGAATAGCAAGTTTCCATGAAACATATTTATTCCCCTCAATAGAATATCTGTGAGCAGCTTCGTAATAGTGTTTAAGTTTTTCTTTGCTCCAACCTTCAAAAGTTTTAGCGAATTCAGTTTTATCAAATAACTCACAATCTTCAAAAAATATCTTGCGTGGTAATACTTTCTTTTTCTTTCCTTTTATTTCCTTTATAGCATTGCCTTTGCTATGCGATTGCATTGCGTTTGCATCGTCTTTATTCTTACTCCACCTTTTATTTGCTGATTCTCTTGCGGTTGCACTTCTTTCGTTTCTTTCGTCTAATCGTTTTTGAACCGATAAACTACCAAAACAATTATCTTCAAATTGAAATAAATTAAAGTCATTTAAAACGCTTTTTATTATCTCAATATCCTCACGCAATTCAAATGCAATGCCCTCGTAATCCGTTTGCAATGCGTTTGCATTATTGTATAAATCTTCGACAATAGCCCAAAAAATACCATAACCTTTTAAGCCATGTTTTCTAATAAGAAGTTTGATTTTTTCGTCTGTTCTCGCATTATAATCATGCGAAAAATAAAAGGTATCTTTACCCATAATTCACGTTGTTTTTTTTTTGCGCACGTTAAAAAATATCGGGTAAGGTAACGTGCAAACCTTTTACGCCCATGCCTGAGCAACCCGATACAATATTACTAATTTTATACCTTAGTTTTTTCAGAACTTTTTAACAATGACTCCATGCGGTCTAACTTGCGTTTATAGTGCATTGCAAATAAATCAACTGCTATATCTGTTTTAAACAATTCAGCATAAGTTAATTGATTCATTACTAAATTAACGTCTGCAAGTTCTTCTAAAAGGTTGTTAAAGTATTTAGGTTCATCAAGATTCAATCTTCTTTTGATTATTGCCTGAGTAAGTTCTGCCATTTCTTCAACTAATTTTAACAGTTGGTTTTCTACTCCGAAGTGGTCGACTGCTTGTTTGAATATGTTTTCGCTTTTCATTTCTTTGTTCATTGCTTTGTAATCTCTTTCGTCCATTTTTTTGTTACTTATAAATTCCCATTAATTCATTTACCTTAACTCTTAAAAGTATACGGTCTGAATTATTCAAAGGTAGTTGTTTGTCAGATTTGAAAGATTCAATAAACTTGATACACTCGTTTGCTTTCTTAATCCATTCTTTAAGTTGGTGAATCTCCCAGGATAGGTCTTTCCATTCTAATTTAAGTCCTGTAATATAGTCGAATATATCTTGACCAAATTCTCTAATTAAGCCGTCAACGTAATCGAATTTACTCGACTTGTAAGAATTGTCATATCTACATTCTGCCCAAATATTCATTAGATGAAACCGCAAAAATGGATGAGTAGAAGTTGGCATCATATGACCCGCATCAAACTTATCTTTATATTTATTACAAGCTATGCATCTGCAACCTTCATCAATTAGCCTCACCATGTAGTTAATTTTAGTTTGTAATGCCTTTTCGTAATCGCCTTTGGTCATTAATCCACTTTTCAACTTATCACGCTCTAATCGCTTATTTTGGTTTCGTTGCTTAGTGACAATTATTTTACTTAATTCAATTGCACATTGATAAGAACAAACCGCCTCAGTAGTTGAAACTTTTGGAGTAAATGGAGTTTTGCAGGACTTACACTTTTTTAACTTCATAGTAAAAATTGTAAAAATCGTTTAATTTGTACTCAATAATCTGCTTTAATTCATCAAACTTGACTTGATTAAAATCTTTCTCATAAAATACTTCTACATTTACTTCTTTGCCTAAGATTATAATTACATGGTACTCGTTTTCTGTACCTTGTCTTAAATCTCGATTCATTTGGTCTAAATACTCTTGAGTAGGTATTTGAGGTATTGTTATTACTAATATTGGTTTAGGCATTTTTCACCTCCCTAATTATCTTGTATTGCTTAATTGATTCTAAAAACCTATTAAAGTACTCCTTGTTACAACTTGATATTTCTATATAACTTTTGCATTCTTCGGGGAAAGTGTGAATTGCAAAGTGACTTTCTCCAAGTAGCCATAATGCAGTATAACCAATAGGTGTAAAGTAATGTTCTTGAAAATTTAATATCTCAAATCCACTCTTTATAAGGTGTGCATTAAATTCTTCTTTTAGCTGTATAGGATTGATTATGCTAATCCATAATTTTTTATTCCACATCTCTGCTTTCATCTTTTATCTTTTTAAAGTGTCTTTTAATATTATTAGGGTTGCCTTTATAAAATACAAGTATATTTTGGTGTTGTTTCCCGACCTTTCTGTTTTGGTTCATATATCTTCCTGCTCTCATCATTAAGTTGCCAACAGGTGTATTTAATATAATCTCATTATAATAATGAAAGCCCGCATCACACATAATCTGTATAATCTTTGGCACTAAACCAATGTAACATCCTGTATCTTTATGTCTTACTTCACCGATAGTAATTACTGCAAATCGTTCTTTTTTTAAGCAGTCAAAGCAATCTGTATAAACCTGTTTAATTACATCAAAAAAAACATCGTAATCCATATTGGAAAGGTCGTTTTCTTTATCTGAATAAACCTCTAAGTCTGCGTAAGGAGGACAAGAAAACATAAAGTCCATGCTTTCTTTTTTGATATGCTTTTTTATGTTCAAAGCATCGTCAAGTATGTACTCGGCATCTAATCCATTAGCATCGACTATTGTTTGGTTTTGCAATACTTGTTCCTCTCTCAATTCAATGCCTTTGAATGGTCTCCCTTTGTACGCTGAACAAAAACCAAAAACAGTATCACCAGCGAAAGGGTCAAAAGAATTATGCCCTTCTTCTGAAAACCAATGTAATAATATCTCACACAATACAGGGTCTAATATGCTTGTAGTATCTCCTTTAATATTCATAAATTGCTTACCTAAGTCATACCCAATCCTTTCAGTTGTAGTTTTACTTGTTGTATTTCGCAAAACATTACTTCTCGCCTGTGCTGTATCTTTTATCCTATTCATCCATATCTTTTTTCGTGCTTGCCATACATCAGAAGCGACATTAAGAACAGAAAAAGGCGGCACAATAAACCAATCTGAAAGGTTTTTTTTATCAACTATGTTATTACCGAATAAATCTTTATTCATAACTTTTTAAAATCTTGTATTGCTTAACTACAACCTTTGCACCGTATCGAGTAGTCACCTTTTTGTCACGCTTGGCAATCTCGTACTTGCCAGACTGAATCAACTCGCTTACTCTTGTGCCTAACTTGGTACATCCGATTAATTCGAATGCATCCCAAGTGCTTACATACCTCTTTTTTAATAGCTTAATAATAGCTTGTTTTTGTGTGTTTCTCATGGGTTATTCCTCAATAGTTAAGGTATCATCTTCAATAATCATATCAGCTTCCCAAGCCTCTGAAAATTCTTTATCTGCAAACATTTCAGATAGCCCTGATATTTGCGAAAGTCTTAAAACTTCATCAGCATCCATTCCTAACTCTCTTGCTATTTTATCATCAGACCAATTTCTTTTTTTCAAGTCAACTACAATTTCACTCATAGCATCAACTTTATGTTTGCCCCTTGCTCTATTATGTCTAATTGTTGCAGCTATTCTATCTGATTTGTCGTGTCTATCTTCGTTTATAGTTACAACGGGTAAATAACCATGTATTCTGTTTTGAATGATTTGATTTTCTTTACCTACTCTATGCCTATGGAATCCATCAATTACTTCACGGCCTCCGTTTTCTTCTAACATGGTTACAATTGGCTGAGTGTATCCATCTTCCTGAATTGATAATTGAAGCAACTTCATTTCAGGTGGTGCAACTGAATTAGGGTTATAGTCGTTTGCATGAACCTGATTATTTTCAACCCAAATAATACAATCAACGGGTTCACTTTTAAAAGGTGAAATATTGTGTAATTCGATTTTTACTTTATTTATTGCATCAATTTTTTTTGATGTTTCTAATTCGCTAATTATAGCTACTAATTCTTTTATTAAATTTTCCATTTAGTTAAATATTTCTAATTGCCAATTTGATTTTCTTTTTTCCATTAATTTAAGATACTTTACATAAGCGTCAGACCTGTGCTGCGTAAAACTCAAACCCTTACACCAATAGTCATTTCTGAGTAGTGATTTACAAACTCTACGCCATGAAGGTACTTTTTTTTCTGCTTCCAATTTGTAATCTGCTTCATCAGGTATTCCATCAGGGTAACCTCTTTCAACCCACCATTTAACAAATACAGATATTTTATTTTGGTAATGAAGTTTTGTTTTTGGTGGCATTGAATTAATAAGTAAGTTAGCAAATGACTGCCATGTGTGGCCGTTTGGCCTTGATATTTTTCTGTACCCCGTTATATTACCGCCTTCATTAACATACAAAGCACCACTATTTGCCCCGTTTACCCTTGCTACAACTTTTGCCCATGTTTCAGGCTCAATCAAATGGAATAACCACAATCCCCTTCTTTGGTCATCTCCATAAGGTTGACAAATTCTCATTTGATTAATAGTTAATCCAGCTTTGTGCATTAAATCATAAAGCCTATTATGTCTTTTATTTGGATTTCTATTGTGCCAAATCCATAAATCAGCAGTTTTCCAATCGTAAATAGGGTAAATATTATAAACGTCATTAATTACCTTAGTTGTAAATTGTTTATTGTCTTTTCTTACTTTCTTGGCTGAGGCAATTGTTCTAAATCGGTTTAAAGATTCGTCAGCCCTAATGCCTACAAAACAAGCGCATGACTTACCTTGTGAGTACCAATCACCAAACAAAGGCACAAACTCTTCAAACTCCATCCCATCGTGAAAAAATGGAAAGTAATTTGAATCACTAATACAATTTTTCGGTAATTCTCTTATCCAACTTTCTTTTGCTTGTTTATCCCAACAAATCCAATGAGTTTCAAAAACAGAAACCGCATTTCTTAAATGAATAGGTAAACAAACCCAATAAGGTTCTATAAACTCGGAATACTCTTCAAAACATTTTAAAGCGTGGTCAATAGTTAGTTTGTATTGACCTTCTAAATCAATTAGTAACAAACCTATTTTCCTTTTGCGTTTAATAGCTTCCTCCATTACTAAATGAAGCATAACGGTTGAATCTTTACCAGCACTAAAACTTAGATAAATCATTTCGAAATTATCAAAAGTCCATTCAATACGTTTTTGAGCAGCCTCTAAAACATTAAAACCCAATTTCAATTTGCCCATTGTGTATTTTTTTAGTGTGTTTAATTTCCCAATACTTTATAGCCTTATCAGCTTCTTTATTTGCTAAATACCTTTGTTCGTCTGTTAAGTAATGCCAAGCCATTCGAGTAATACTCTCAGGTATATTTAATTCAATACTTACGGCACAATGTCCAATGTAAGCCTTTTTGTTTATGGAGTTATCGGTTAAATGATGCTCTAAACAGTAAACCCAATTATCAACCACTTTAAGCATAGCTTTACCATATAGAATATAGTTTGATGTAAAGTTGATAGCTTGTTGTAGTAAATTTTCTTGTTTGTCGGGCGGTACTTTTGCCCACATACCATTTTTGTAGCACTCCCACTTATTATAGTGGTGGTAAATTTGTTGTATCATATTTTAAATTGTTTGGTTTTCAATAATAAGTTTAAACTTTGTAATTTGCAATTACTTCATTCATTTTTTCAAGAACTTGTGTTGACATCTCTTCTAAGTGGGTTAACCCGTCTGCATCTTGCAAGTATTGATTAGCTTCTTTATCCCTTGAATAGATTTCGTTTAACTTCGAATTAAGTAGATTTGAATTAGCGAATATATTAAAGATAGCCTTCGATACATCTTCGTTAAATTCATCTCTTATAAGTGGTTTTAATTCGCTTGCAATAGACTTGTATTGAAGGATTGAAAGACTCAATATCTGAATATCTCTAATAGCAGCGGATGCAATTAACATCTTTTTTTTCTTGGTTAATTTCATTTTAAAAGGTGTTTAACTTGGTTGAAACATTCAGTCATTTGCTTATCTTTTGAGTCGAGTAAATCGTTCACTTTGTTTCTGCTGGAGATTAGGGTACTGTGGTCCATGTGACCTATTTCAGTAGCTATAAACTTCAATGAGCCGTACTTATTCATGATGCAAATATACCTTGCAATGTGTTTCCAAATGGTGTATTCTGCTTTCCGGTCTTTACCTAATAGATTGCCTACTGATATACCTGAGATTGAACTTACTGCCATGAATACAAATTGAATCTTCTCTTTATTCGTTTCGGGGTTTTTATCAATTACGAATTCGCTCATTTCTTTTGGCAGGTCAATGTTGTGCTTGACTGCTAAGTGACTTAAAAATGTGTTTAAATTTTGGTTAGATAGTACCATGTTATTGTTTGGTTAATTTTGTTTTTACTAAGGGCTACTACGCAAAGTTCCATCCGTTACTTCAACATTTCCGCATAAAATTGCGGCAGTTCGTTTTTGTTTTCAATCTTAATCTTGTGGTTTTTTGCGTATCGAACTAACTCGTATAATTCGCTAAATTTTTGTTTTGTTTGGTCAGGTGCAATTAACTCGCACCTGGAACCAATGATTTTTATTTTGTACATTTAGAATGGAAGATCATCAACGGGTGCATCATTCGAATTACTTTGCGGCTTAGTTGTTGTTTCGGGCGTTGGTCTGCTATGCTGTGATGTGTACTCTTTGCCGTTGCCTACAAATTGTTTCGGGGTTTTAGCTGCCCTTTGTTCTTTGGTTTGACTTGCATAAACTGCATGAGTATTGCCGTAATTATCAGGCTCTTTTTTGGTGTCTACTACTAAGGAAACATAGTGTTTCCCGTTCTTTTCGTTCTTTTTTAAATGAGGTTTCAAATCCTCAGCGCATAAGCTAATTACTATCATTGTTTAATTGTTTTTTATTTTCTGAAATAATACCAAATTGGAAATACTCTAAATTAAAAATAGAATTTACTGTTTCTACTTTTTCAATAGTGTCACGATATTCTAAAACACCACTACACCAAATTTTTAAATCTTCATTTTTGTATGTTGCTCTATTTTTATACATACTTGAAAATTCTACATTTACATTACCATATTTTTGTAAAAATTCTTTTTCTGTTATTTCCATTGTTTGTGTGATTAATTGTTTAATTTATTTAAAAGTTCTTTTTTGAAATCGTTTGTTAGTTCTATTTTGTTAAGTAGGTGTTCAATCCTTGCTTCATCTCGTGGAATCTCGATGCAAAAATATTGATGCTTTTCTTTCTTAACTCGTGGGTCAAATGATACGAAATAAGCCTTTTCAGAATTGGTAAGGAAAGTATTGAATTGCATCTGGTCATAATACTTAGGAAGTTCCTTTTGAAAGTTCTCAGCGGTCAAAGTTAGTTTGTACTTTAAATGCGTTTTGCTGTCAGGACATTTGATTTCTACACTTGCTTTCATCTTAGGTAAAATAATGTCAGGAGTACCGCCCGCAATATCTTTATAAGTAAAGAAAATAAACCCGCCAATACTTGTATAGATAACATCGTCAGAATTTACATTCAATCCCATTTCTTGACAGAATCTCAATACCGCCTGGGGTTCTTGTTCATTGCCCCATTCCATTGCATTAGAATAAAAATCAGGTGTTTCCTCAGCTTCAATTGCTTCGATAAGTTCATAGACGTAAGTTTCTGCACCTTGAGAAATATTCCCGTTTTTGCCTTCCGCTGCAATTCTATTTATTTGGCTTGCTGTGATCAATCCCTTGCGAAAGTCTTTCCACGTTTCGCGGGTATCTAAAACGAATCTTTTAATCATTTGCTTTTAGTTTATCAGCATTGGACCTTAAAAATAATTGTTCATCAGGTGTAAAAGGAAGTACATCTTTTCGGTTTAAATCTGCCCCGAATATCTTACCTAATCCGTCCGCTGCATCTTTGATAGCTAAAGTCTTTGCAAGTGGATAAGCCATACTTAAAGCCCCATTATTGATGTTTTGTAAGTCAGCAGGTGACGTGCCTTGTTTAGTTTGTAGCTGTACTGCCCCGATTCCGTCCATTTCCATAAGTTCGCCATTAGTAGGATTGTTTACAGATAATCTAATTGTAACCCAAACCCCATTAAATGAACTGCCTTGACCTGTTATCTGTACTTTGTAGGTTTTAAAGATACGTCTTAAAAGGTACTCGACTTTATCAATAGGTAGGTAATTGTGACCTTTGATGTATGGGTGTTGTTTAACCCATTGTTTTGGTGGTTCTTGGTTTAAAAGTAGATTGAATTGGTCATTCTTGTAGGCTAATTCCACATCTTGAGTAAGTTCTGCTAATGTTGGCAGTTCTGTTTTTTGTTCGCTCATATTAATTTGTTTGGTTTTCAATAATAGTTTTTCACATTCGAAAAAAAAAATAATTCTTCAATTATCTTTGTGACTCAATTGTTTGTCATAGGAAATAATTGTTTGGTCAAAGTAGCCACCTTATGGGTGGCTATTTTGTTTTTAATTAAATGTCACTCTTAGCAAGTGCTATTGGAAACTCATCGTTAAATGAGTTATATTTTAATATCTTAACATTTTTATTTGTAACAAAATGATTCCAAGTTTTGATTATTAATGCAATCTTAATAGTAGTTTGCATTTTTCTTGCAGACATTTTATCTTGCATCAACTTGTTTCTAAGATATAAAATTGAGTCGTTTGTTATTCCTATTCCAGTTGTTAATTGCTTCATAAAATCTTCTGCCTTTTCATCATTAAGTTTTATAAAAAAAGCGTAGAATCCACCAATGTAAGAAGGTGCTAATATCCTTGCAAATGCTAAGTACCAATTAAAGGATTGAGCAGCTACATTTTGCCAAAAGTTTTCATCTAAATAATATTGTTCAATCAATGCTGCATTAGTTGACTTAATACCCTTTTGTAATTTATTCTTTCTGCCTAATAAAAGAAGGTTATACATTGAAATAATTGAAGGCATTGAATTTTCTCTTTTAATTCCTTTTACTCGGAATGTGTCTGATGCGTTTCTTGATGAACCTGTGTCTATAACATCAAATACCTCATCACTTAAACCCGTTGCAACGTAAAAAAATACTGATGTATTCGATTTAATTACCGCCATTAGTCTATGTTGACCATCTAATATAATTCCTGTTTGAGATACTTTAATACATTCAGCCGTATCTTCTTTCCATTTACCTGATGCCATATCATTGGCATATTGTTTAACAACAGGCTGTTTAACACTTCTATTTGAAATGTTTGCTTCTAAGTATTGTGCTGCAATACTTGGTGTAATTAATTGTCTTTTAAATTCTAACATGATTTTATTGTGTGTTTTTGTTTAATTATTAAACGGATTAAAAGTATCTATCTTAATATCGTGCTTTGCGTTCAGTTCCATTTTACCCGCATTTTTAGCAAGTTCTACAAGCGTATCTAATCGCTGTGTAATTGCTTCATGGTTTAAGTTCTTATCTATTGTCAACTCCCACGCTAAGTCTTGTTTGTATTGGTCTAAGTGGCTCATATCAATTAATTGAAAAGTGACTTAATAGATTCATCCGATGAGTAATTGATTTCAGAATCCAATTAGCTTGAC